TTGCCGCCCGATCCATTCGAGACGTAGCCCAAAATCGGGGACCAGCCCTTGAGGCCGCTTCCGCCCGAACCAGAGCCGCCCATGACGCGCCAGCGACTTGCGACGCCGTCATAGACCAGCAGCACGGAGCCGCCGGCGGGGATCGCCAGGTTGCTGCCGAGAGAGAAGCGATTGGCTGCGGCCGAGGTGCCGCTTTCGTTTTCGAGATCGAGCTCGTTGGAGCCCACGTTCATCAGGGCCAGAACGCGGCCAGGGACGCCCGTGGTGAGCCCGGTGATGCTGCGGGCTGCATTGGTCGAGACGCGCAGAATATTGGCCTGGGCAAGGTTCGCAGGCGCATAGTCGACCGTGGTCGCCGTCAGCGTGGTCGGGGAGATCACGCCGCCGAGCAGGATCTGGGAATAGAACGACGTGGCGCCCGTCGTCGGGCTGATGCCAAGCGCTTTGGTCCAGGTCGAGGCCAGCAGATAGCGGATCGAGAAGTCGTCGTCCTGGAAGGTGCCGACCTGGAACATATCGACCAGGGCCTTGGACAGGATCATGCCTGCCCGATCGGCCGTGGTGGTTTTGGAGAACTCCGCCGTCTGGTCGGACTGGGTCAGATTCATGATCTGGCGCCAGACCGAGCTGATGTCGGTCAGTTGCTTGGTGGCCGTGCGGACCGAATCTCGGCTCACGCTGGAGCGGAAGATCACCCAACCGGTTCCGCCCGGCGAGTTCGTCGAGGTGGTGCCCGTGTAGACGCGGTCCAGGGTCGCCGCGAGGTTATCGCTGGGGGCCGAGGCGAGCTCATACCACTTGCCGTCCGGCCCGAGGATCGGATCGCCCTGCTGGAGCCCAATGAAGCTCGTTCCGACGCCCGTAATGCTTGCGGAGGCGTTGGTGAAGGTGATCGTGCCGGTGGTGTAGAGCGTGAGCTGGGACATCGGGATCCTATATGGCGAGCTTCCTAGTATAAGTCAACACTGACTTACATTCTAGCCCGTGAGCGGAGCCATGCCGACGGTCAAAACGTCCAGTTCGGCGGGTGTGACTGCGGCGGCGATCTTCGCCAGGATCTTCTGCCGGTCGAGCTCGCGCTGGGCCGCGCTGTTACCTTTGGACAGAACGAGCGTCGCGAGCGCCTGGGCGGTCAGGCCGCGCAGGTCTGCCTCTGCCGCGAATTCGGCCGGCGCTGCTCCTCCTGCGGCGACCTGGGCAGCCTGGTCCCGTTTCAGGGCGTGAGCCTGGTCGCGGTGCAGGTTGCCAGTTGCGATGTCATTGAAGTGCGCGTTGACGCGATGGGTGGTGAGATCGCGCAGCGCAGGCATGGGGTCCAGAACTAGTTTCATCAGGCAGCCTCGATCGAGATGACATGGTCCTTGAAGGGCCAAAGGGAAATTGTGACGTGGTAGACGCAAGGAACCGGGATGGCGATCTCCAGTTCGGTCGCATCCAGCGGGTCGATCGTGTGCAGAACGGCGCCCGCGGCCGCGACCATGACTTTGGCCTGCTTCGGGATGCCGGTGATGAGTGCGGAATCCGCGCCGCCGGCCTTGATGAAGGTCTTCGTGACCTCGATCGGCATCAAGGGGCGCTCGATGAGCTCCTTGGCCGTAACGTTCACATACCAGTCCCTCGAACTCGGCAACGTGTTGGTGTCGACCGCGACAAAGGTGAGCCCGGCGTCATTGAGCAGCTTGTCGTAACCCTCGGGATCGTAGACCTTGTTGGCCTGGGTGAGTTGTCCGGTGGGCTCGTAAACAGCGAAGAGTGTCATTGGTAATTCCTGAAGATGCAGTAGCCGACACGGGTGCTGTCGGGGAAACTAGGATACACAGCGCCGCTTGGCAGGACGGTTTGCTTTGAGAATGAGATGCCGGTGAACCAGCCGTCACCGACTGCGCCGCCAGCGCCGCTACTTGTGTTGAAGAAGGGCGTCGTGCCCCAAGGTGACACGCCAGGCGTATAGGCTCCCTCGCTACCCGGTGTGGAGGAGTTGGGCTGATAGTGCATCGTCATAAACAGAGGAAACGTGCCAGCCGGTGTTGCCGGCAAGACGATGAGACGAGCCCATTGCAGAATGTTGGAGTCGCCAGCCGCGGTGTAAGGAACCCTGCCCCACCCGCTTGCATATAGTCGAAGCGGCGGCTGATTGGCGTCAAAAATCAGATCGTCGAACTGAGCGCCAGATGCGTCGACGCCACCTGCGGAGACGCGCAGAGGCGAACTTGCACCCGGAGTGATAAGCACGCGCCTCGTCGTCATGTAAAAGCCTTCGAAAAGACCGCATAGACTGTCGGTCCGCTGCAACTGATCGTCATCGAGGCGCCGTTGCCGTTGACGGTCAGTGTGCCCGGCGGGCCAGAGCCTACAACATAGCCGCCGTTGCCATTTGGCGTCAGGCTCATCAGCGGCGACGGCCTGCACGGTCCGCCCGAGCCGCCGTAACCTGGCAAACCTGTCAAAGAGTTCTCGGTAGTGACGAGAGTGATAGGTGATCGCGACAAACCAAGCGGGATCACTTGTGAGCTAAAGACCTTCCCCATCATCAACAGCGTTGAGACCTTTGAGGAGATGTTCAGCATCAGGTTGCCGTTGGCAGCGTTGTTCGCGTCGAAGCCGGCCTTCGACACAAAGATGCCGTAGGTTCCGTCTGCGCGCTTCCCGATCACGACCCGCCGTGTGCTCATTGCACCACCACTGGGGTGCCGAAGACCACATAGATCATCGCATCTCCAGGGTTCAGAAACTGCGTTGAAAACGTCAGTGGAGAGCGTCGAATATAGAAACCTGCAACTCCAACCCTGTTGATGGCCCCATACAGATAGTCGTCGCGAATAACGGCGCCGCTCTCAAACTTCCGACACTCGATGTAGGGCACGTAGCCCGGATCGTTGATCAGCACGCTAATGGCGAAGGTGCCAGACGAAGCGATGCCGGACTGTAGGATGGGAACGATGTCGTTCCAGTTCGAATTGAAGGACAGATTCGGCGACTGGTCGCCTTCAGCGAGTGCATCAAAGCCGGGCAGCGCCGCCTTGAGGCCATAGGTCACGCCGTCAGCATATTTTCCGATAATGACGCGACGAGAGGTCATGACCAGATCTCGATCCGCTCGTTGGTGGCGTCGATGATGAAGTTGCCGCTGACACTCCTGATCAAGCCGGCAGTCAGTGTTCCCATGTTACCTGTGACGGCGGAGAGGCTGTTGACCGCGAGCTTGTCTGCGCTGATCGAGTTGCTGACGATCAAACTGCCGCTCATCTCCATGGTGAAGCTGACGGTCCCATCGAGCGACTTGATGCCGCTCAGCAGGAAGCCGCCGGTGGTGCCGTCGATTGTGCCGATCACGCCATACTGCACCTTGATGCCATCGACGCTGCTTTGGATGGTCGAGAGCGAGGCGGTGTGCCCGGCGACCGCGGTTGAGACCGTGCTGATCGAGCTTGCGAGGGCGCTGTCCCCGCTGACGCGCGCTGTCTGTTCTGTTTGCAGCGCAGCTTGCAGATCAGTCCCGACTTGCACTTGCAGCGCTGTGACTTGCGTAGCGAGCGCGCTGTCAGCAGTCGCGCGCGCGAGCGATTCGCTCGCAATCTGGGCGATCACGTTGTCGTTGATGTTGGCCTCGAGCACCTCGCGCGCGGTGGCTTCGGCAAAGCCGGCCTCGATGCGAGCCGTCTGCTCCTCGATGATCATCGAGCTCAGACCGTCGGACTTGACCGAGAGCTGCTGCTCATGCCGGGCGTGGAGCTGGTCGTTCCAGTCGCGGTCCTGAATGACCTGGTTGAGGATGCCGGCGAGCTGGTCGCCGATATCGTCGACGTCCTTGACCGTCACCTGCCCTGCGGCCGTCAGCAGGTCCGGCAGCACGTTGGCCAGGGTCGAGTTCAGGTCGCTGACGATGACGGACTGCGGGCCGCCGATGTTGAGCCCGATCTTGCCGAAGGCGTCGTAATTCGCGACCCAGACGAAATAGTTGCCGGCACCGATCACCAGGTTGGCCTTGGTATCCGGACCGTCATAGAGGAAATTGCTCAAGGTCGGGACGAAGCCGGAGGACGTCGATGCCCAAACCAGGGCGCCGGCGTAGTCGGGATCACTGGCGGACCAGGCGACATCCATGGAGCCGACGCCAGGCTGGACACTGATCGTCGGCGCGGCCGGCGAGGCGTTGGCCAGGACGATCGAAGCCGGTGCGGATTCGGTGCCGGTGATCGAGAGCGCGGTGACGTCGATGCGCAGGTTGCGCCGCGGCCCGCCGTCGTTGACGTTGGCCTCGTAGGGATAGGTGTAGGTGGTCGACTGCACGACCTCTTTACGCAGCAGCGCATTGGAAACGCCGTCATAGACCCGGACGACGTTCTTGACCTGGTAGATCACGGCACCCGGCGGGAAGGTGTTGGTCCAGGTCACCGTCGGCGCGCGCGACAGGAAGATGCCGGCGCCGTCGACCGACGCGAGGGCTGAAGGCAGCGGGCCATCGACGGCTTCCCAGCCGGCCACGGTGAATGCCAGGCTGACGGGCGTCGAGGTGGCCCCGGTCAGCGAGCGCGTGACGACGTAGAAGGTCCAGGCGCCCGCGGTCGCGTCGGTAATGTCGAGCGAGGGCTGGGTGACCGAATTGAAGTTGACGAAGCCATGCGGACTGTCGGCCGTGATCAGGTAGTCGGCGACCTGGAAGTCGTTCGGGCCGGTCCAGGACAGGGTCACGCGGGAATGCGAAACGCCGTTCTGGAAGTAGTGGGCCTCGGTGGCATTCAGGTTCGTGACCGCGGCGATGACGTTGCGCGGCCGCACATACGGGATCTTGTCCAGCGCCAGGTTCTGCTCGACGCGGGCATACTTGTTGGGATCGTGGATCAGCGCGGTGATCTTGAAGATGTTCTGGGCATCTTCCTGCACGGCCATGACGCGATACTGGCGCGCGACCATGTTGGCCGATTGGATGATCCAGTCAGCATTGACCACTGGGGGCGCCGAGAAGGCCGAGGCAAGCGTGATGGTGGCGTTGTCGGTTCCGAAGCTCGCGACCGTCTTGGTCTCGAACGAGCCATCCGGCAGCATCGAGCTCAAGGTGTAGGTCTGGCCGGTCTCGGGCTCGAACGGGAAGTCGAGCGTGACGTGGCTGGTATCGGTGACCTCGAGCAGGCGCCCGCCGGCGCGGTAATTGCCGTTCTTGCGCGGGTCGGCCACCATGATGATGTCGCCCGGCTTGACCTGCTGGTTCTCCTTGAGGACGTAGCCGTCCCAGGAGATCGCAAACTGGACCGTCTCGGTCTGGTTGCGCTCGGTGTCGAGGATCCATTTGCCGAAGCGATGGGCCTGCCCGCGCGAGGTGCAGCCCAGCAGCGAGACGTCGGTCTGGCGCCAGCCAAACCGCTCGATCATGTCGTCGTCCTGGATGACCTCGGGCGCGTCGCGGAAGTAGTTGTTGGGATCCTGCCAGGTGACGACGGCAACCGAGTGCCGCGCCTTCATGGCGGTGCCGGAATACTTGAAGTGACCGTCGACCACATTCGCGGGCGAGAACGCGGCGACCGGGTCGGACGGGATGTCGGCCGCACAGAATACCTGACCGAGCGACCAATAGGCCATGCCGCGGAAGGCCGCGGTGATGTTCTGGAGGACGGTGTAGGCCTCTTCACGGTTCTTAATGACGCCGTTGAAGGCGAACCGCGGCTCCAGGATGTCGTTGCCGTTGCTGTCCTTGAAGCCGGACGGCACGAGCTGGTCGCAATACTGGCCGATCTGGTAGAGCGACCATTTGTCGATCAGGGCGGCGTTGACGAATTCGCCGAGCCCGTAGCGGTTGTTGGTGATGAGGTCGTAGAAGATCCAGGCCGGGTTCGAGGTCCAGGCCGCCTTGAACGTGCCGTCCCAGACGCCGCTGTAGGTCTTGGTCAGTGCATTGTAGTTCGACGGGACGTCGATGATCAGGCCGCGCACATGGTAGCCACGGGTGCCGACATTGGTGCCGAACAGGAAGGCGTCGACCGCGAGCGCGATGATCGCGGTGTCGTTGTAGGTGAAGGTGCTCGAGATGACGGGCGAATAGCTCTGCCACCAGGTCTGGTTCTGGAGGAAGTTGGCCTCGATCGGATCCGGATCGGCGGTGATGCGCGAGACGCGGATGTCCCAGGGCGATGCCCGGTTCACAGGCGCCGGGATCACATGAGCCTTGTTGTAGGGCGCCGAGACCTTGCCGTTGACGGTGACGTCGGCCATCGTCTCCCAGCCACCGCCCGCGGCGCGGCGATCGATGCGGTAGTTGACGGACGTGCCGGTGACGTCGCCGGTGTTCTGGTCGGCCAGCAGCAGCGCCGGCAACCGGATGATCACCTGGACGGTCGCAGCATTGGCGTCGTCGATGGTGCGGATGACGGGCGTCGACTGCTTGACCTGGGCCTCGACCGAGAACGGGGTCGAGGTCTGCGGCGGGCCGCCGTCGCTGATCGGCGTCTGGTCGGGCAAGCCCGTGCGCTGGTCCCAGGTGACGCCGACGAAGTTCTTGGTGCCGTCGGTATTCACGAGCGGCGTGTCGTCGAAATAGATCGAGTTGCCGCCGTTCACGAGGCCGACGATCGGGCCCTCGCCGAGCGCCTCGACCAGGTAGACTTTCGTGGACGAGCGCAGGGTATCCGGCGCCTGATCGGAGCTTCCGCCACCGCCGCCCTTTCCGCCGCCACCGCCCGCACCACGGACGACGTGCCGCAACAGATCGTTGGGGTTCACCATCGCGTTCATGAGGAGCCGTTCCAATATGCGGGGTTGTGACCGAAGGCGTTCTCGATCGAGCCGGCGCTGTCGGCATAGACGTCGATATCCTCGACATCCGACCAGGCCTCGATCGGCGTGGAGCCGACCATGCACTCGCCGTAGATCAGCGTGACCGCGTTGCCCTGCTGGCCGGAATTGCCGATGTTGCCGGCGCCGCTGACATTGACCGAGTTCGAAGCGGTGTTGACCGCGGGCTTGGAGAGCAGCGTCGAGGCGCCGGCGAGCGCTAGGCCGAGCCCGACCAGCGCGATGTTGCCGTAAGTCAGGCCGCCGAACAGGCCAGCGCCCGCTGTGCCCGCCGACAGAAGGGGCGTTGCGAGCACGCCACCCGAGAAGAAGATCGCGCCGCCGATGAGAGCTGCGCCGAGCACCAGCTTGGTGGTGCCCTTTGCGGTCTTGCTCATCGCCGCGCCCTTGGCGACCGGGATGATGTGTAGGTCGGCGCCGCCGAGATTGAACTGATTGATCAGGTCGAGATCGAGCTGCATCCCTGCGCGCTTGTCGCCCCGCACGAACTTGTAATAGCCCTGCTCAAGAGCTTGAACGAAGCGCTTGGGGAAAGCACAGTTGAACGCGCGCAGCGCTTCAGCGGCCGTCGCTACGTCGAAGCGGTGGGACTGACCGAACTCCTTGCCGAGTTTGCCGTGCAGGTGAATGGTCCGCATCATTTGGACGGTCCCTCGTATCGGACCCACATCTCGGCGACGCGCGCCCACATGCCCGCCGGCTTGCGCATGGAGAGGTGGTTGGTGAAATGGTGGAGCACCTGGTCGCGCTCGACGATCAGGGCGGCGTGGTTGAGGCGCTTGTTGGGGTTGGTGCGAACGTCGCCGAGCGCGCACAGGAAGCCGTCGCCCTCGCGCGCCTCGGAGCGGCTGATCACTTTGAAGCCGACCGGCGCCAGGTGGGCGACGTAGAGATCGTCCTCGCCTTCCCACCAATTATCGGCGCGCGCGACTTCGGGCAGCTCGATCGGGTCATGCGGCCAGGAGATGCCCTGGGCCTTCATGCCGTCGCGGCCGAGCCGGTAGACGTCGCGGACCAGGCTGTAGCAATCGAAGATGCCGTGAATGAACGGGCGACCGACCACAGGGGCGATCGGCAGATTGCCGCCCCAGGCGACCGTCTTGTAGATGCCGTTCTCGTTGAGCACGATGATGCCCCAGGGAACGCCGGTCGCGATCTGCTGGCTCATGTCCAGCTCAGACGGCACCATCGGCCCGTAGGGGTGGGAATGAATGATGGCTTGCAGCGTGCCGCTGGCGACCGCCTGGTCGTAGCGATCGTCCTGGATCTCGAATTCCTTGGTCGGATCGTCGTGCCGGTTCTCGCAGGCGACGTAGGCGCCGGCAGCGATGAAGCCGCAGCTCTCTTTCGGGAACTCGGCGATCGCATGCGCCTTGGCGTCCGCAATAGCTTGCGCGCCGAAGAACGTCAGAACGGTCTGTTCGTAGGCCTCGATCATGACGTCGGCACCCGTCCGATGCCGGGGAAGGCACCCATCGGCAGTGCCGTGTTGTCGCCGAAGCGCAGCTTGCAGTCGGACAGCTTGCGGCCGCACTTGTCGTTGGCCGGCGTCGTGGCGTCACCGACCGTCGTGAAGCTGGGCGTTGCCGTGTAGGGGCACGGGAAGATGGTCGGGTAGACGAAGCCGTCGGTGGCCGCGGCCGGGTTGGTCGGGTCGTAGCGGCGATAGCGGCGCGTGCAGACGTCACGAATGAACTGCCGACCGGGCAGCAGCTTGCCCTCCTGGTCGATCGCGGCCGAGAGCTCCCATTCGATGTAGATCGGGTTCTCGTCGCTCTTGCGCTCAATGCGGAAGACGTCGGGGCCCATATAGGCGGTCGGATCGGCCTCGGGCTGACCATCCAGGAAGCGACGGAAGGTGCGAACGCGGCGCATCTCGCAGCCGGCCAGATCGCCATAGGTGTTGACCAAGGACTGAATGAGCAGGTCCGAGTTTGCGATCTGCATCTTCGGGGTCGGCAGCACGCCGCCGGCATTCACCTCGAAGCCATCGAGCACGATGTCGATCGCGCGGTAGAGCTGGCCACCGAACGTGACCCCTGCCCCGGTATCCTCGCTGGCCTGGACAAAATAATAGATCGCAGCGCCGGCCGCCGTCGCATCGAGCCGATAGAGCGCGACGGGAGC